CTAAAAACTAACATAATTTGCGAACTTTTCGGCCACTTTCTCACGCTGCTTTTCTGTAACGTGTGCATATATTCCCATTGTCGTTTGTATATCCCCGTGACCTAATCTGTCTTGTACCTCTTGAACAGATAAGCCCGCTTCAAATAATAAAGAACAGTGCGTATGTCTAAAGCCATGTACTGTTATCCTTTTAAAATTATTCTTCTTACATATCAAATTCAAAGTTTCATTAGCATATACTCTATTTAGTCGTTTATTCGTTTCTACATTCGTGAATATTTCTTGATGTTTGCTAGATGTATTATGACCGTGTTTAAGAGATAACACACGTTGTTGAGTACGCCACTCTTTTAATACCTCTAATGTTTTACTATCAACGCTGATCGTTCTAATTGATGACCGAGTTTTAGGAGTATCTATAAACTGCCTATGATTTAAGCCCTCTGCAAGCGTCTTATTAACGCTTAACGTTTGATTAGTAAAATCTATATCATTCCATGTTAATGCCATTAATTCGCCCCGTCTGATACCAGTAAAGGCAAGTATACGAAATAGAGCATGATGTAATACATTATCTTTTACAAGCTCTAAAAACTGCTGCAATTCATCACTGGTATAGTATTTCATTGTTTCGTGCTTCTGATTACTTTTCTTACGTGGTGCTTTTATGTGATTAAATGGATTATCAGTTATGATTTTTAAACTGAGAGCATACTCAAAGATAGTAGACGCATATATACGCCCCTTTTTCGTTTCTGAATATGTTTGATACCATTCATTCAATACCTTTTGACAATGTAGTACGGTAATATCTTTAATAGCCATATCCTTAAAGTGTGGAAGTATCATCATTTTAAACGTTGTCATTGCTTGCTGATAGGTACTTTCTTTTACTGTATTTCTATATTGTTCTAACCATAGTTCATATATTTGCTTAAACGTCATTATTTCAGTATTTAAGAAGCCGTTAGCTTGTACTTCTGTTTGCAGCTTAGCTTCTGCAATTTTGGCTTCTCTTTCAGTTTTAAAGCCACGTCTTGTTGTCCGCTTCTGCTTACGAGTAATTGGATCAACACCGAGATATGCAACAAACATATACGCCGTTGAGCCGTCTTTCTTTTTATATTTCTTAATCATTGTAAATCAATCCTTTCTACTTGCCCGCATGCGTTTGATTGGATTGAACACACCTTTGAGAGTGGTTACTCATTGGTGCGGTAATAGTATTAATATTGCTGTAAGCGAATTTGTATTAGGGTAGGCGAGCTACCCAATAATTATTCTTGAAATAATAAGTAATGTAACTTATAATGTGATTAAGATAACTCGAGAAGGATTAACGCTGGGTCCCAAAAAGGGGTAGGTGCATATGCACTGAGCATTCCTATGTGCCTGGGGTTATCTTTTTTTATTTTTTAAACTATCAACTAATTGTTTACTTAAGTTTTCCATCTCTCGACCTCCTTTAATTAATTACTCATCATCTTCTAATAAATTTGTTACATTAACCGTTATTTCTTTTGTAGTAGGGTTAATGCTTACATCCTCTCCATATCCTAATGATTTTACTTGAATAGTATCGTTTACTAATTTTAATGCTATTTCAACATGTTAATAATCTTGCAAAATTAATAAAGTATCTTCATTTGTCACAACCTCGTGTGATCCTTTTCCGTTAATAGTAACTTTCCAATCATTGAAGTACATTCTACATTTCTCCTTTAATTAAATTTAAATATAAACGACTATGTAATGCTATATTAGTGTGTAAATAGTATGTATGAACTCGTAAGCAGGAGTTATAGAACATAAACTAGATACGCATATTTTTAAGTAATTCGAAATAAGTAAGACTATTATTAAATTGGTTGTTCTCAATATTTTGTTTATTGGTAAACATATTAAACAATTCATTAACCTTATCTTGTTTCACTCTAGAGTATTTATTTTCTAAAAATGTTTCAATAAGTTTTTTTATTGTTTCTATGTCTTGTTCATTTAAAATGTTATAAAAATACATTTCTCTTTCGTTTAATGTTTTTTTATTATTTATGTTCTTATCAAAAATAAAATCTCTTCCATAAAAAATTTCGAAGTCTTTTTGTTTTAATAGCCAATTAAGATCAAAATATGGTTTATCTAATTCTTTTTTATTAGTTGTTCCTTTTTCAATTTGTATTTTATTTAAAAATATGGATTCTTCAATTTGACTATTATCATTCATTATAGTCTGCATTTTTTCATTATAAAAATCATCAAAGTATTGATACATTAAATCAATATTTTTTTGTTTTAAATTACTATCATCAGCATTAATAAATTTATCAAGTATTTCCTTTAAATAACTACTATTTACCTCACTAATATTTTTGGTTGTACTGTATCTTTCTTCAATTAAATTTTTAAAGCCAAATAGTAAATTATAAATTATTTCAGCAGTTGGGAAATTACGTTTATTATTTTCAAGTTTACTTATATATGTTGTAGATACAGAAGATAGTTCAGATAGCTTTTTTACACTTATTCCAAAACCTTCACGTTCTTTTTTTAATATTTCTCCAAAATTCATATTTTCACCTCAAATAATATTATAAGTCTTCGGTACTCACACTACAACTATTTTTATATTGACAAAGTAATATACATCTTTATATAATAATATTGTACTCACATCACAACAAAAACAAAAGAGTACAATGGAGGTTTTAAGATGAAAAATAATTTAAGTATGCTAATGGGCAAGAAAAAAATCAATACTACAAAATTAAGTGAAGAAACTGGTATTTCAAGAAATGCAATTTACGGACTGTATCACGAAAGAACTATAAATCCAGATTTACAAAATTTAATTAAGCTTTGTGAATATTTTGAAGTAACTTTAAATGATTTCTTCGACGTTAAGGAGGAGTAACTATGGCAGCAGAACAGCAACCAATACTAAGTGAATCCGCTTCTTTAGAATTAGCAAATGGTATCTTAAAACTCGCCGAACAGATAGCGCAGCGAAAGATAGAGCAACAACAAAAGAGATGGGCTACGCAAACAGAATTAAGAAAGTTATACAGATGTACACATAGTGATATTACCGAGTGGGAACGTTTAGGGCTTACTAAACGAAAGCAAGGTCGCAGTTATTATTATGATCTCAAAGAAGTAGAAGAATTTTTACTATCACAAAAAAAATAAATTATCTAAGTCCCGCATGTTAATAATTTGTGATTGAACGATAGTATTAATTCAATTTTAAGGTGGTGTTTAAATTGATTAGATTTCTGAATGAACTCGCTTATATATGTGTAATTACTTTATTTCTAATTATGTATTCTGAATTACATTATGCGTTAGTGTTTTTCTTATTTGGAAGTATGATTGCAGCGCTTAAATTTGATATGAGAGATGAAGAACATTCATATCTCTATAAAGCATACAGACAGCATTTAAGAAAGAACTAAAGAAAAAAGCATTAGAAAAGCTAATAAAAATAATCCAAATTACAATAACAATGGTTTTAGTTCAGCTGAACCAAAACCATTAAACCAATAAAGTGTTCGCTTTGTTTCAGCTGGTCCAAAGCGTGAAGATTATGAAACTTATGAATTAGAAAAAATATTTTTATTAATTAGATTAAAAATTGAAACAATGGAGGAACGAAACAATGAAATTATTTAAAAAGAAATACGATCATAAAAAAGTAAACAAAGTGAAAGATATGATTTTATATACTTCATATTCATTTGAAGCTAAAGCATATGAGGAAGCTATTGAATTATTGAAAGATAACAATAAACAAAAAGCTATTGAACTTATGTATGAAAGATTAATAGAAGCACAAAGAAAAGAATATGAAATGAAGTTAGAAATAGAAAAAGCGTCATCTGTTCGCACTAGCCAAAGTAGAAACAGATAACGCTAACAAAAAGCTTTTAACAAACTAACAAACTACTGAAAGGATAGCATTTTATGACTAATAAAATCAAGTGTTCTAAAGGTTATGGCGTAATTACTCAAAGTGTTATGTCTAACAAAGATATCAGTATCGAAGCTAAAGCATTATATTGCTATTACATGGCACATGTAGGGGACAATATTATTCCTAGTGCTACACAGACATGCAACGACCTGCAAATAAGCTATAAGCGTTTTAAAACACTACGAACACAATTATTTGAAAGAGGATTTTTATAGATTGATAAAAATTAGCAGCAAAGGAGGGTAGACGATTGGCAACATATAGAGTCAAAAAAGAGAGTGGTAACTTTGTAACCATTCATAAAGGTTTTATAACTGATGATAGATTATCAGCTAAAGCTAAAGGTATTTTATTGTATTTACTAAGTCGGCCTGATGATTGGCAAATATATACCGCTGAAATAAAGAAACACATGAAAGACGGTATTAAGTCAATAAATACTGGTATTCATGAATTAATAGAGTATGGATATATAAAGCGTAGTAAAAAAAGACAAAATAGCGGCGTTTTTAACGGTTATGAATATATTGTTTATGAAACGCCAACTGAAATGCCATTTTCGGAAAACGGATTATCGGCAAACGGAAAAACGGAAAACCGAAAAGGGCACACTACTAATATTAATAATACCTATAAGGATTTAACTAATAATTATGATACTGAAATTAACAGTAGTAGTAGTGCAAGCACTACTAAACAACAACCACCGTCACATTCTTATAGTAATGTATTCAACTTTTACCAAGAAAATGGATTTGGAATATTACAACCATTTGTAGTGGATCAGATTAATAACTGGATAAAAGATTTCAACGGTAATGAGAATATCGTTATAGAAGCATTAAAAGAAGCAGCAACGAATAATGTATGTAAGTGGAGCTATGCTAACAGTATTCTTAAAAGTTGGTATCAAGACGGTATTAAGTCTATTGATGATATAGAAGCACGTAGAAAACAACGTGAAGCAAGTAAAAACAAAACTGAATCTACAAAAACATTCGATAACTCTCAATATGCAGATTTATTTTAGGAGGGAAGATGCTTGAAAAGTATTAATGATATTGATTTAAAAAGCAAAATGCGTAGTGAATTGATTGAAGAACAATATAACCTTAAATGTGATAAATGCAAAAACATATATAGTTATCATAAATTCAGAAAGTCAGACGGAACTATACAAGAAATAAGAAATGGGTGCGAGTGTGAATTCATTGAGAGAGGAAAACAAAGCAGAAGCCAACACAAAGCAAATCAAAAACGCTTAAATATTGAAAAAGTATTTAAGCAATCCATGATGAATGATGATTTATTAAAAGCTGAATTTGATAATTATAAACCAACTAATAAAAACTTATTAGAAGCTAAGCAGATTCTACAAAAGTATGCAGCTAACTTTAAACCAGATAAACCAAAGTCGCTACTTTTACAGGGGAGTTATGGCATAGGTAAGAGTCATTTAGCTATGTCGGTTGTAAGAGAAGTCAAAAAGAAAGGCTATACAGCTTTATTCTTAGATGTTACTGAATTAGTGAAAGCTTATCGAAATACCTACAACAAGAATGTAGCAATGACTGAAAAAGAATTAGATCAAATGATTAGAGATGTAGATTTGCTTGTAATAGATGATTACGGAACAACAGTAAACGATTATGGCAATGAAAAACTATTTTCACTAACAGACATGAGAACAGGTAAAAGCAACATCATAACAACTAATCGTGAAGCATTAGAACTTTCTAACAATGACGATAAAGCAAAAAGATTTAGTCGTTTGATGAAAAACACACAAATTATAAAAATGCATGGTACAGATTATAGATTAAAAGATTTTAAATCATAAGTGGTAACGGGTTGAATACCCGTTCCGCTTCTTAGAAAGGAGTAACACATAGTATGGCAAGTCTAAAACAAGCGTATCAACCAGACACAGACGCTGAAGAAATCGAAATGATTAGTGATGATACATTATTCACAGTTTACAATCCTAAATTTATTGAAGAAAAAAAGCAGATGATAGAGGACTATATCGAAACATTATACGAACGCAATACACCAAACATGGTATGTGATCCAGTAACTCAAATGGTTTACTATCAATCGCAAAATTTAGAAAGCTTAGTTATGTACATCATTGAAGAAAAAAAGAAGTTGAATGCGTTCATCAGAAAAAGCAATAGAAACCTATATCATTTATACGCTGTTTTAGATGGCTATACAAAACAAGAACAGATATTTATAAAGAATTACATCAGAAATACAAAGGTGCGTGATAATGAGCTTATTAGACGCTTTAAAATTGATTTATATAACTATGTCCAAGCTAAAAGAGAGAAAAGGCAAGAAGAACATAACAAAAAGTCATTTAATGCGTACTTAGTGGATAAAGACGAAGTAAGGAAAAGACAACAAAAGAAAAAGATTAATAATGGTTATGGCTTAACACTCAATCAAGAGAAAGAGCTGCGATTAATTAAAGAACATGAAGCAGAACGAAATACAGATATGGGAGCATTCATTGACTCAATTCAACAGATGAACAATGATGAACTCTTATCTTATGTATTAGATCGTCATGAGTTTAATATTGATAGTTATAATCTCAAAATATTAACTGACGCAGCACTCTACTGCTTGCCATTGAAACAAAGAAAGCAAGCCTATAACCATTTAAAAACAATAACGAGAACGCTAATAAATAATCCAATCGAAAAGAGGTTAAAACGATATGAACAATGATGAAATGAATAAATTAAGTGAAGCATTAGAACTATCAGAATCACAAAGATTAGCTTTATATAGTTATAGTGAACGCCAAGCAAAAGAGAAAGCACAAACACAAGAACAAAAGAAAGAATTAAGTAGCTTAGAAAAGCATGAGAAACGTCAACAAATCATGTCTATTAAAGACGCTAACCAACGACAAGAAGAAATAGCGAAGCATGTTGAATTATTTAAATAGGAGGGCTATTCATGAAAACATTAAAACAAATTGAAGTGCATAAAAAGAATATTGAAAGCTATCAAAAGGATATACAAGCACTAGAACAAGAAGTAAATAGCGAAAAAGAAAAGATTGATCAACTTAATAAAGATTATCAAGAATTAGTAGTAAGTGGCCAAGTTGAAAAAGCTGATAAGCTATATACAAAAATTGATAAGCAAGAAACGACGTATAAAGCAAAAGTAAAACGCTTAAGCGTTATGAAGCAATCACTGAAACAGGTTATTATTAAAAATTGTAGCAGCATGCAAGAAGAAGCCGATAAATTAAGTGATGAATATATTGATATTTACTATGATGATTTACAACACTATAACAAGCTCAAAGAAGAACTAAAACAAGCAGAACAGAAACTAGAAGAACATAACAATAGTTATCTACTTAATCAACGTAATTTAAGCCATTATATAGATAGATTAACAAGAGAAAACAATATTCAACCAACTGAGTTTATGGGTAGCGTCAATAATCGCAAACCATTTTATATTTAAGCAATGTAGCCTACTTTTTTAGTAGGCTTATTTTATCTGTGAGGTGCATATATGATCCTTAAAAGAATTAATCACACATTATCCTATCATGAAACTAAAATATCTGAGTATGCTTTACTAACAGAGTATAATCCTAAGTTTATTAACACTAAGATTAAAGCTATTACTACGCAAATAGAGATGATGTATCACTTAAATATGTCACATATGACTACAAATGATGTTTATGGCATTGTATCTATTTCTTATCCTTTAGAAAAGCTAGTGATTAGTATAATTGATGAAAAAGAGAAATTGCAGCGTTTCAAAACGAAATCAAATAGAAATATGCAACAACTAAAACAGATTATTAAGAAATATACACCAAGTGAACAAAAGGATATCATGTATTATATGCAGTCTAATGGCTCAGTCATAGATTATGACCTTATAGAACGCCTACAACGTGATTTATACAAGCTAAAACATTCAAATAAACAGAAAGTAAGTATTTAAGCATGAGATACAATAGAGAAGCTATTAAGCAGTTTATACGTGATTACTCAAAAGAAAATAGTAAAACTATATATGATGAAAATACCAATGTAGATGATTTCTTTTCACTGAATAATGAAGTGGAACAATTTGAATTAAATGAAAATACTGGAAATCAAGTGTTTTTTAATGAATTAGATCAACTCATTTATGCAGTGGGAACTAGAAGGGAATACTATATATTTTTCTTACTATGTGAAGGGAAATCTATGAATGAAGTTGCTAAGATACTTAATTTAAGTAGAGAAAGAATCCGTCAACTATTTAATGGTTTATTAGATAAATTAGAAAATAAGGAGGGATAAAGTGAAGTCATTAACGTTAAAACAAAAGCAATTCGCAGATGAGTACATTCGAACTGGAAACGCCTATCAATCGGCAGTAAATGCGGGTTATAGTGTAAGTTATGCGAGAGGTAATGCGATAAAATTGTTGGAAAATGTGAGTATAAATCAATATATAGATGACAACTTAGAAATTATTCAAAAAGAAAGCATAGCAGAAGCTGATGAGATCATGCGTTACTTAACACGAGTGCTTAGAGCCGAAGAAAAGGAAGAAATATTGGTATATGTGGGCGACGGTATGCAAGAAATCCAAACAATACGACCTAGTGCCAAAGACAGAATAAAAGCAGCAGAATTATTAGGCAAACGTTATCGCATGTGGACTGATAAGCATGAGGTAGAAATTACTACACCGATATTCATTGATGATGTGCCAGAAGAAGATTAAGGTAAAATTGACAAGCAAATAAAGGTATTCTGATTTTTTATAAAATCTTAGACATTAGGACAAAAAATAAAACCACTTTGTAAAAAACAAACTGGTTTTGTGAATTATGCTTATTTTATTTTTATAAATTTAAGTTATCACAAAAAAACAACTATGATTATTTAAAAAAATAAGTTATAATACATTCAAAAATATTTTTGAATGAGGTGTAATTATGATTCAGACTATTGTAACTGCTGCTGTTCTTTATATTGCGACAGCATTAGACTTATTAGTGATTTTATTAATGTTCTTTGCTAGAGCAAAGACTAGGAAAGAATATCGAGATATTTATATTGGTCAATATGTAGGATCTGTGGCATTGATTGTCATAAGTTTATTCTTTGCCTTTGTCTTAAATTATGTTCCTGAAAAATGGATATTAGGATTATTAGGGTTAATACCGATTTATTTAGGAATTAAAGTGGCTATTTATGGTGATAGTGACGGAGAAGAGAGAGCTAAAAAAGAATTGAATGAAAAAGGATTGTCTAAATTAGTTGGTACGATTGCAATTGTTACGATAGCAAGTTGTGGCGCTGATAATATTGGTTTATTTGTTCCCTATTTTGTGACATTAAGTATTACTAATTTATTAATTACTTTGTTTGTCTTTTTAATTTTAATTTTCTTCTTGGTATTTACTGCACAAAAATTAGCTAATATTCCAGGAGTTGGAGAAATTGTTGAGAAATTTGGTCGTTGGATTATGGCTGTTATTTATATAGCTTTAGGTTTATTTATCATTATAGAAAATGACACTATTCAAACAATTTTAGGATTTATATTTTAATTTAAGGTGTGATTTCATATGAGTTATGAAAATGCTTGTGATGTAATCTGTGTACATGAGGATAAAGTTAACAATGCTTTAAGTTTTTTAGAAGATGATAAATCTAAAAAATTACTTAACATTTTAGAAAAGATTTGTGATGAGAAGAAATTGAAAATTATATTATCTTTGATTAAAGAAGATGAGTTGTGTGTTTGTGATATTTCTTTGATATTGAAAATGAGTGTTGCTTCAACTTCACATCATTTAAGACTTTTATATAAAAATGATGTACTTGATTTTTATAAAGAGGGAAAGATGGCATATTATTTTATTAAAGACGATGAAATAAGAGAATTTTTCTCTAAAAGTCAGGAGGGTTTTTGAAACGAGTGAAACGAGTTTCTTCTTGTTTTGATACTATATAGAATATAGAAATAATGCAAAGATGAAAAATAATGTAAGTATGACGTGAAAAATTTTTATTTATAAAAAGTAAGCGTTTTCTATTTACATTTAGGGGCTTTTATTAGATAATGAATGTAGCTACTAAACTTACTACTCAATGTTGAGTATCCTTTAATAAACTGACTGTATCCTTTGGGTGCAGTCTTTTTATTTATAACTTGTCAAAACTTTACATTTCATACAGTTACAACCGTACTTAAAAGTCCGCTTGTAAGCAGTACCTTAAAATAGGGAAGTGGTTTAATACGATAAAAAGGATACCCCGTATTAGTGATACCTTAGAGCTGATACGTTAAGTTACCGTATTAGAAAATGAAAATATGAGTATATTAATTAATCTAACTGCTAACGCACTAAGTTAGTGCATTAGAAAACGAAAATATTCGTTCTCTAAATTAAGACGAATACAGCCGAAATGTTGGCTCAATTGAATATGAATGGAAAACAGACATGTTGGTTATCTAATCTGAAGTACTAGTTTAGTACTTCGGAAAAGTCGTTTGTGGCTTCTCTGCGTAGTCAAAATGGCAACGCAGCACACGTTTATGATGTACGATCTCACAATCTAAATTTGAGCAATGAAACTATTAAAATACAAACAGTACAATGGTATGCTAATGTAAAGTAAAAAGGAGTATTAGCAATGGCAAAAGCTTTAATGTTAATCATAACTATTGTTTGTGTAGCTTATATTGTTTATAACTTCATTAAAGATAAACCAGTCATTAATATTTTCTTTGTTGGGATAATACAATCAACTTTATTATTTCTAATCCGCTTCTTTTGGATAAAACAATCTTTTAGTAAATCATTTTTATTGTCTTTTGACTTATTTATGATTATAGTTGTAGTTATTTATTTGATATATAAATTAAGTAAGAGAAGAAAAGAAAAAGAGGATAAATAATTACTTATAGTTGCATATTCAACTTGAGTACGCAGCTTGTGTAATGATCTAGTAGTGAATTTCATTCCCTAAATGTGAGGAGTGAGTATGTAAATAATGTATAGATATCATAAAAATTGTAGACAATTAATAAATTTAATGCGTATAATGATATTAGAAGTTGTTCCCTTATGAAGCACTTCTATATTTTTCTATATGTGAGTCATTTTTTCTTTGCTATGTCCATTGGGCATAGCTTTTTATTTTATTGTAGACAAATATATAAATAATGAGATAATAACAAAAGAGATTTAATAATCTCTAATTTCTTTACGTACATATAGAGTTTTTACTCTACCTCGACTACAATGTGGTTAACCTTAATTGGTTGGCCACTTTTTTGTATAAAAAATCACTCTCAACTTAGCTCATGACGGACTAAGTGAGAGTGTAGATGAAAAGTAAGGAGTGAAACGTTTTTATTACATTTGTACATACAAATCAATGACTTTTATTATAATAGTGTGGCTAAATAAAAATTAGTGTGTAATAATGATAATTGAGATTGTCTAACTGGCGATTCTTTCCTTTCCGTTAAGTATTTCTTCTCCATTGAAAATACTGTATGCTTAGGCAATCTCGACATTTTAAAAGCTTTCATAAATAGCATAACTCTTTAGGGGGCGTAAAGCCCCTTTTTGTATGCGAAAAAAGTCTCACTAGTACATGACTAGTAAGACTAAGTTCAATGAAAGAAATGTTGTCTATAACTTATATTAACATACAGTCGCTTCAATTAATACAATTACGTTTGTATTATACTAACGTAATCATTCGTGACGGTAGCTGCATGAACAATTCGTTCAGTCAGGTATAAAAGGGAGTAGGAAAACACAACGCCTTTTATTAGTTGATCTAAATAAGGACTGAACGAAACGTTATCCCCTTATTCATGGGGTCGTGAAACGCTACCCCATAGATGAGTGAACAAAACGTTCCCCCATGTATCGCAACTTGCGACGTTAGGTAAGTGAATATAGCAACCGCTTCGATACGTAGGCACATTCCAATTTGAGAATATGCTAATACACGGGTGCAGTCCTAAATTAGGACTACACTCTATTAAAAAATTATATTGTTTACGTGATTAAATATATAGGGTAAAAATAAGCAAAAGGACAGTAGGGAGGAATAGTATGGCTAATCGGTTGTTAAAAGTACATAAGATTAGAGCATTTTCAGTTTCTAAGCTAGAAAAGAAGATAAATAAAGTTAAATCGTATCGTAGTATAGATATTATTGAGATAAAGAGACAATCATATTTATTCTTAAATATTGCAGAAATTTACTATAAAGAGAAAATATAA